GTGTAAAATGCCATTTTTTATTCTCCTAATTACTGTGGTGTTGAAGCATTTGTTGATAGAGTCATATATAAGACTCTGTAGGTTAGTCGGAGAATCCCTATTGGTGATTCTCCTATTGAGGTAAACTCAATCTCTGTTGATGTTAATTCTGAATCTACAGCTTTTCCATTTAGTAATGGATCAGCTCCAATGGCATCCTCAACCTCTTTTGATATTGTATCTAATGTATCTTCAATATCATTATTGGCTTGAGCATAACCCTCGATCAGTACATCTAATTCTCTTTCATAAGTCGATGGACTTAATGTGCTTTTTGTAGAACTTTCGTTCTGTGTATAAATTACAAGTCCAGGTAAATCATCAGAATCAAGATTATATAATCTAGTGTCATATACTCTTGAACCTGTAGTCGTTAAACCTGTGCATAAGGTTACAACTTGTTCTCTTATTTGTTGTCTTACATGGCTCATTGTTTTTGCAGTCTAATTGTTGATACTCCCATTCCATCACTTTCAATTACCTTAACTTTGTAGGTAGTATCGGATGTAATATCATTGCTTGTTATAGGTACAATAAGAGTATCGTTTTGATCATACCCTGTTGGTAAATCATCTGTTTTCATGTAAATAACAGGTGAACTTGTACTAACAGGACTACCAAACTCGTCAAATGCTTCAAAGAATTGGTTATCAAATACAGCTTTGACTTGGTAAGTGTCGCTTGTAGTAGCAACAGTCCACCTGCATATTACAGCAAAATCTTCTGTGCTAAAAAATGCGTTATTTGCTAGATTTATTGACATCTTTTGGCTCTTGTTCCGGTAGATCAGGAGCATAGACCATTGGTTCTTCTGTCAAGTTATCAGTAGCGTAACCTCTTAAAATAAGTTTTTGGACAACTTTTGGACTTTCATCCAATATATCGCCTTTTTTTGCTTTACCGCCATTTACAGTAATAGATTTGATAAGTTTAACTTTCATCTCTAGTACCTACTTTGGCATCAGAAACATCTAAGCCCTCAGATTTGTTTGATTTTTTAGATTTGCTTTTAGCTGTTGTTTCACTTGCTAAATTATTTGCGATTAAATAACGAGCATCCTTATCTTCAACTTCAACTGTTGAACCTGCTGATACAAATGCGCCATCTATTCGCATATCTCTATTAGTTTTTATTTTCATAAGTTTTAAAGGTGCGGATTGCTCCGCACCTTTCCCATTAAATGAGTTAGTTGTTAGCATTAAGCTGATACACAGAAGCTAACAGGATGTTTAACTGCATAATCAACTGATGATAATGCAACTAGTCTTAAACCACCTGATGTAGATAGTGCATAAGGATCGGATTGAATATCTAATCCACCCCATGTAGCTACTATAAACTCAGAGAAGTCTCCAAGTATTACTGTGTTAGCTGTAACCTGGCTAGAAATTAGAACTTGTATTCCATCTAGGAAATCATCTCTAATTGCTACAGGAGAACCTGCGCCATTGGTTGCTAGTGCTTTACCTGCACCATAAAGAGCAGGAGTTGTGATATATCTAACAGAGCCGGTATCTAAAGTTGCGTTATCTTCAAATATCTTAGTCTGCATTTCAATATATTCAGCATAAGTTGGTGCGCCTGCAACACCGAAAGCTGTTGCGTTTACACCGGCAGTATTTTCGATGCCTGTGGGCTGACCGCCAGCTCCTGTACCACTTACTGATGCCTGATCCCAAGTTACACCCATAGCTCTAAGTAGGTTATCTCTAACCATATTTTCTACGCTAAAGCCATCTGTGTTTTGTAGAAGTGTTCTTGTTAAATCTGTGTAAGCACCATTAGTCTTTTCAGATAATGTTACTGTGTCGATTGTAGGATCAGAAGCTCCAACTGCTACACCCTCAGTAACCCATGCACTAGTTGATAGAGCTGATACTCTAGGAATAGTGATGTTACCTGTATTATTTGCTAATACAGTTGGGTTAGCTTGAAGAACAGTTGAATATGGAGTTAAAGCATCAATCAAATTACCATACTGCTTATCGTCATAAACGACTCCTGCACTATTGGTAGTATTCATTGTTCTTTTACCCCAATCATTAGTTACATCTTCTGGTACAAAGAAACCTTTTGGTTGTTTACCAATTTTTTCAGCATAAGCTCTTGATGCTTCAACTTCAAACTGTGCATCTACATTCATGCCTGCTTGATGTTTAGCCATTCTAACAATACTGAAGTTTCTAGCTTCTTTTTCTGTTAGACCAATTTCATTGCTTTCGATTGGTTTGTTTTCAATGTGAGATAATAACTCACCTCTGAAAGATGATAAGTCTTTACCATCTCTAATAGCTTCTCTAGCTAAGTCTTGTTTTTGATGTCTAGCACCAAGCTCGATAATTTCAGCGATTTCTTTTTCTCTTTTAGCAATAAATTCATCGGATTTTACTCTTGCTTGTTCCTCAACATCTACTGATTTTGTTTCTTCAGTCATAATGACCTCCTTTTTTTCAGTTTTTATTGGTTGATTTAAAGATAGCGATCTTCCAAATCCTACATTTTGGTCTGCGCCCATAGATACAATGCTAACTTCCATTGGCATCCAATCGGTTATGCGAACCTCATCTGTAGTTTCGGATTTTTCCATGCTATCTGGGTTGATTTGATACCCTATTGACACTTGTGTTCTGATACCATCCTTGACATCGTTAAATATCTCCGATGCTAATGCACCCCTACCAAAGCGTACACTTGACATCAGCTTTCCTCGCTGAGTATCGAGATATGCGTTTTCAACGACTCCAATTTGTTGACTTGCATCATGATCTTTTAATAAAGGTGCTTTATTCATTAACCTAGTAAGGTCAATATCACCCTCACGATGCGATAAAACCTCAAGTCCAAAGCTACGAGCTACCGGACTTTCAGAAGAAATGGACATTTCCATCGTTCTGTCATTAGTTTCATCTTGTCTAAATTCTAATGGGAATACAGCTTCTCTTGATTCAAGAGTTTCTGTTTCCTCTGCCTTAACCTCGACTTCATCTAAGGTTGCGTTTAATTCTTCATCAGGTGTAAAGAGAATATCTAGCTCCATATCTTCCCTGATTTCTTCGTTGTTTTCTTCAACGATTTCTTCCTGAGTTTCTTTTGTCATATTATTCTCCATCTGAATCCTCGTTTAAATTAACATCATCAAAAACTTGCCCTGTTTGTTGATTAAATTTGTTACCAAATGGCTCTAGCGCAAATTGAATATCAAATTTTTCGCTTAATGCTTTTTCTGAATCAATCTCGCTAAAGTGTTCAGCAACATCTTTACCTTGTTGCGCTAAAACATCCTGCATAGTTGCAAGACCTTGATTAATGTTAAGGACATTTGCTTGAGCTTGTTTTAAAGGATCAACAGCTTCGTATGCCCTTGATGTAAATGTTGGATTGGCAAATTTATCATATTTTGTAATTGGTAATGATATTTTTCCAACAGTCATTGCTTGTAACAACCACTCTTTGTAAAGCGGTCTAGCAAAATGGTTAATAATGAAAGATTGCATTTGCTTAAAGCTATCTCTTTCACTTAAAAGACCTACTCTTGCGCTTGAGAAACTTGTTTGTGTTAAGTCTCCACTTAATGATGCGTAAGATACACCTAATCCACTTGCTATCGTTCTTAGCATTGCCTTATCGTAGTCAGGCATTTGTGAAGTCGGATGTTGTGGATCAAAAAACTTAATATCGTAGCCATCAGGTAATTGGTCAAAGCTACCTGGTTCAAAATTCATTTGTGGTAAGTATTCATCACCACCATAGCTTTCTGCATAACCATCACCACTTGGACTTGTTATAAATCCCATTTTACTTGCACCTGCTTTACTAGCTACAAGCTCTGCAAGTCTATAATCGTTTAACCATTTAATGCTTGTCATAACAGAAGCTATTTTTGGATAACCTCTAGTCTGACCAAAGCGTTCTGGTTGATATATGTGCATCATATCTTCTGCACTTACTCTGATTGACCTTTGTAATTGCTGATCTGGTAAACTATCTTGATATGGATTGTTTTTTAACCAATACCCTAATGGTGCTTGTGTTCTTCTGTCTATTTCTACACCCATGCGTATTTGGCGAGTATCAGAAATATCTTTATTTAATCTGCTATCTAAAAAATCAGGTTCAATAAACTTTAACTTTAAACCATCTCTCGTTTTAATTTTTTGGACTAAAACTTCACCATCTCTTAATAATCCAACAACTATAGACTGATATAAGTCCTGCATTGTGTAGCAATATGACACTTCTGGATTTTCTGACCATTGATACCAATTATATTCAATTAAATCGTTAGCAAAATCATCTAATGTACCATCAGAGTCTCGACCTTTTACTTTTAGTCTAAATCCTTGATTGCCAACTACACCCTCTTTCATTATCTGTAAGTAGCGAGTAATTATGCCATTGTTACGAGCTAAATCCCTAGCTCTATCGCGCATAGTTTTTAAGTTGTTTTCCAACTCGCCATCAGGTGAACTATTTATTGTATTCCAATCATTAAATAAACGACCTGTATGGGAAGCTGTAAAGTTTCTATAATTACTACGCTTTTTTCTTCTAAATCTATCCCAAAAAGCCATGACTACCTCTAAAATCCATTAAAAAATTTGGCTCTGACAACTTGGCCTGTGTGGAGACCTTGTTTGGCTCGTTGTTGTCTAAGCTCTGTTACAACTATTCTTTCGTAATAGTCTTTTGCTTCTATTAATTCTTGCATTGTCATCTTGGTAATACTTCTACCTGCAATGCTATATGAGGTTACATCTTCTGTTTTTCCCTCAAGTAATGCTTTTATGGATTCAAGAACTTTTTGTGCATGGGATCTCGTATCTTTGCCAATACCTTGCAATGCAAAATCAGCTCCAACTTCAAGTTGATTTTCATAAACTAAATATCTATTTGCACCATCATCTACAAAACCCTGACCTGAGTAAACTCCAGGTGCATAAGTAGCGGTAACTGCTTTCGCAATATTAACTCTAAAATTATTATTTGCGTTAGTTGCTGTTATATCAAAGCTGTATTTGCCGGTAATTTCTCTAAAGTAATAAGTAAGCGTATAAGTTGATGCTTTATAATCACTATAAGAGACTTCCCATTTCCAAGTTGTGCCTGCGTTTACCTGTTGCGGTTCAGTTTTTAAATATTCATTGTATAAATCTGTCATTATTTGCTCTCCACTTTCATATTAATAGTGCGAACAAATGTTCTGCTTTGATTTGTAACAATGGTATTTGTTAAAACATAAAAATAGTTATTTTTACCACCGCTAATAAATGCAGTTGTTGTTACACCGCTTGTTGAATCGCTAACAACTGTTAAATCTGATGAAGAAACACTCCAAGTTGATGAGGTTATACTCTCACCACTTACAATTACACTTCCCCAATTAACAGAATAATCTAATATTCCACCGCTAGATTTAGTAACTTGAACTTGGTCTTGAGTAGCAACCTTATAA